GTCCTAGCGCCTGCATCCCCCCGCAACCCGTGTGACTCTTCGCACGTTTGGTCGCCGGGGTGCCTGCATGGGCCTGTGAGAGCCGTTCCGGCATGGTTTTGATGGTTTTGTCCCGTTGTTTTCCGGGGCTGTTACGTTTGATTCTCCGAAGTTTTGATATGTCACGAAATTAGTGTTGCGAATCGTTGGAATATATGCCATAGTAATAGCTATGGTCAACCAATGTAGGAATTGCGGCCATTTCTTCCAATCCACACCAAACCCTAGGCGTCCGAGACTGTTTTGCTCGGACAGATGCCGCAAGGCGTGGAGCCGCAAACATCAATTACCCGAAGAGCTCAAGTCGCTGCCCCGTTGGGTGCGCGCCGTCGGTAAGCGTCCGATCCAGTGTGATGGGTCGCCGGCCAGTTCGACCGACCCCGATACCTGGGCATCATATTCGGAGGTCATGCGTTCCAAAGCCGGTGACGGCTACGGTATCATGCTCGGCGATGGGCTCGCGTGCTGGGATTTCGACCATGTGGACCCCGCTGACCCGCCCGCGCAGGGGGTGGAACTGTTGTCCGAAGCGATCTATGCGGAGGTTTCGACCAGTGGACATGGTTTGCATGTGTTCGTCCGTTCGTCGGAGCCGAGTTTCCGGCGTGACGGCGTCGAGTTTTATTCGCATTCGCGGTTCATCCGCATGACGGGGAGGAGGTGGCCGAAGTGACCACGGTTATTCGCAATCAGGGCACGAGTCTCGCGGTGCGTGAGAAGCTCGCCGCCGAAGGCAAGCCCGTGCTGCTGGCGTTTTCGTGCGGCAAGGACTCTATCGCCGCGTGGCTGGCTATGCGGGACATGGGCATCGAGGTTATCCCCGCGTACCTCTACTATGTGCCCGGTTTGAGGTTCGTGGACGAGGAGCTGGACTGTTTCGAGCAGAAGTTCCAGACCCGGATCAAGCGCTATCCGCATCCGTCGCTGTACCGGTGGCTGAACAATGCGGTGTTTCAGGCTCCCGAACGGTTGAGGTTTATCGAGGCGGCGCGTTTGCCGGAGCCGTCGTATGAGCAGATGTGGGATTTCATTCGCGCCGACATCGGCTTGGATAAGAACACGTGGTGTGCTGATGGCGTGCGTGCGGCCGATTCGATTCAACGTCGCGGCGCGTTCGTGCAGTACGGGTACTGGCGGCGCAACCTCAAGAAGGTCAGTCCTATCGGGGATTGGCTCAAGGGCGAGGTATTGGACTGCATTCGCGGGCATCATATCGAGCTGCCGTGTGATTATGCGTGGTTCGGTCGTTCTTTCGATGGCATCGATAAGAGGTTCACCAAGGTGCTCAAGGACAAGGCTCCGGACGATTACGCGACGCTGCTTGAATGGTTCCCTTTGTTGGAGGTGGATCATGTCAGGTGATTTCCGATTCGACTTTTCCAAGAAGTCCAAGGGCAAGAAGGCTGTGAAGCCGGTGCCGGAAAATCTGGACGAGAACGCGAAGGAGTACCGGGAGCGCGCCCGTGCGGAGCGCAAGCGGTTCGTGGATGCGACCGACACCGAGTTCTGGTTGTGCCTGTGCTTCCCCTCCCCCGCCGAGATGGCGCGGTGGCGTGAACGGTTTGGCTTCGGCGAAAACCACCGGATCTATGCGTACCGTGATATCGAGAAGCTACTCGCCCCGTACAAGCCGGCCAGGTCGTCCGCCGTGGCGTTCGGTGCCGGTGTGGGGTTCGTCGGCGGTCTCGGTTTCGCGGAGAAGACGCCCGACCCGCTCGCCGGCGTCAAGTACACCGATGATCTGGAAAAGGATTGCCTCGCCGAGCTCTCCGCTCTGCACAAGGCGCTGGTTTCGGCTCGCAGCCCGGAAAAGCTTGTCGAGCCGACCGATTCCGAACACTGGTTCGCCATCGCATTCCCCTTGCGCGACGATAAAGACTCTTTCCTCGCCGAGTACGGTCTTCGCAAGCTCGGCGACAAGTATCTGGACGGCATGGCCGTCGCTCGGAAGCTGGGAGGTGAGTTATGAGGCGAGTCCGTTACGCGAGCACCAACGATATCCGCTATACGGGGTATGGACGTCGCTCTTCCGGTTCATCCGGTGGCGGTGTATCCGCCCTGCGTGTGAGTGCGTCCCGTTCCGCGTCGCGATCGAGCGGATCGTGAACCGGTAACAATATTTTCGTTCAAGCCGTCCCTATGGGGCGGCTTTTCCATTGAAGAGAGACTTTCATGGCGCGTAAATCCCAGACCTTCAGTGAATACGCCGCCGAACGCGGTATCAAGGTCACTCCAGATTTCACCATTGACCGAAGAGGTAACTTTCACTATCCACTTAAGGACGAGGAACAATCCCGACGTCAAAGAAAAGCACTCGCCGATTACCGCAAATTGGTCGAATCCGGGGCCATCCACGATCCAACTCTTGAGCGCGCAGCAAAAGCGGGAAAACCGTGGGCGAAGAAAATCCTATCGATGAAACGGGCCAACAGCAGAACCGCTTCCCGCTCTTCCGGCTCCTGATTTTTTCCTGTCCGATTTTCGTGCTTGGAGGGAGGTGGATTATGCGAAACCTGTTCCATCGTGCCGGTAGTGCGGTGCGTAATGTGGCCGGTCGTATCCGCAGCGCTTTTTCTCGCGGTGGCTCGAGTTCCTCCGGCTCCTGATTTCCCGATGGAGGTGGTTGTCATGCGTCCGAGATACGTGCAGGGCGAGTTTGATTTCTCTCGTGCCGCCGGTTCCGCTCGCGCGAGTCGCTCCAGCGGCTCCTAGACATTGATTCGAGGTGATCCATTTGGCCAAGACCACGATAACGCAGCCACAGTTGCCTGACGGCATCGAGTGGCCGGAGGCGACCGTGCGATGGTGGGAGCATTTGGCTTCCACCCCCGGAGCGGACTTGTGGACGGAGGCCGACTGGGACAACCTCATGAACGCCGCCCTGATCCATGCGGATATCTGGGGTTCCGGCGATTTCGCCAGCGTGCCCATACTGAACAAGCTACTGCAGGATTACGGCATCACACCAGCCGCACGCAGCCAGATCATGCCGGCGGAAGTCCAGAAGCAGGAGCGGCATACGCCGCTCGATGAGATAGCCGAACGACGGAAGCTGAGGGTGATCGAGGGTGGCAAGACGAAGAGGCGTACAGGAACCTAGCTTCGCTCTGGTTCCCAAGCACGTGCAGTCCGAGGGAGGAGAGGCGTGCGCGCTCGCCGCCGGCTACGATATGAAGCCGGACAAGTGGCAGCGCATCGTGCTTGAGGGGTGGCTCGCCACGGATTCGAAGCTGCAATGGGCGGCGTCGGATTGCGGGTGCGCGGTGCCGCGACAGAACGGCAAGAACGCGATTCTCGAGTTCACGGAATTGTACCTTGCCGCGATCCTCGGCATGAAGATTCTGCATACGGCGCATGAGGTGAAGACCTGCCGCAAGCATTTCCTGCGTATGAAATACTACTTCGAGAACGCGCGCGAGTTCCCCGAACTGGCGGAGTTGGTCACCTATATCCGGGCCACGAACGGTCAGGAGGCCATCGTGTTGAAGAACGGTGGCAGCATTGAGTTCATCGCCCGTTCGAAGAGTTCGGGCCGTGGCTTCACGGTGGACGTGCTGGTGTGCGACGAGGCGCAGGAGCTGACCGACGAGCAGATGGAGGCCATACAGCCCGCCATCTCGTCGGCACCCTCGGGCAATCCGTTGACCATCTACACGGGCACGCCGACCCCGCCGACTTCGCCGGGCACGGTGTTCGCGCGCATGCGCCGCAACGCGCATCGCGACAAGCCGCCGAAGAACCTGTGCTGGTTCGAATGGGCGGCGACCGAGATCGGCGACGTGCACGACCAGCAACGCTGGTACCGGTACAATCCATCGCTCGGCACACGACTGCTGAAGAGCGTGGTCGTTTCCGAGTCGGAGAAGATGACGCCGGACGGTTTCGCCCGCGAACGTCTCGGCTGGTGGAACGATCAGGCCGGCGCGCTGTCCGATATCGATGTTGACGAGTGGGCCAAGTGCAAGACCGACAAGCCCTGCATGGATGGCTACAACTCGTATGCGGTCAAGTTCAGCGCGGACGGCGCGAACGTCACCCTCGTGGCGTGCGTGCGCCCGCCCAGCAAGTCGGGTGAATTGCCTCACGTGGAGGTCATCGCCTCGCGCAGTATGCGCGGTGGCACCGGTTGGCTGGCCGATTGGCTGGCCGCCGAGAAGGACGGTGCGGAACGGTGGCGCAACGCCATCGGCATCGTCGTAGACGGGCATGTTGGAGCGCCTACTCTGGTCAACAGCCTCATCGACAAGGGCGTGTCGAAAAGAGTGATCGTGGTGCCGCGCCCTTCCGACGTGGCGGACGCTTGTTCGATGCTCGAACAGGCCGTGAACGACCATGGGCTTACCCATTTCGGCCAGCCTCTGCTTGACAAGGCGGTGGGTCATGCGAAGCACAGGAAAATCGGCGACGGGTTCGGCTACGAGCCGTCCATGGAGAACATCGACGTGAGTCCCGTGGAAGCGGTGGCTCTCGCGTATTGGAACGTCAAGACTTCCAAACGTCATCCGGGAAGAAGAGCGAAGGCGGTGGCATTCTGATGCAGATTCCCAGTCTTGAAAACGTGCAGGTCGATAATCTGCCCGACGAGTGCCGAGAACCGTGGGATTTGATGATACGTCAATGGTCCCAGAAGCTCGAACGTAACCTTTTGCGCACCAAATACTACGACGGGCGCAACGAGCTTAAGAATCTGTCCATCGCCGTGCCGGACAGCATGGCGGGGATAAGCGAGGTCGTGGGCTGGCCGCAGAAATCGGTGGACGCTTTGGCCGACCGCATCGTGTTCGATGGTTTCGTCGGAGTCGGCGACGACAGCCGCGACCCGTTGGGTTTGGATTCGATTCTTTCCGACAACGACTTCGACGTGGAATTGCCGCAGGCCATCCGCAGCGCGCTCACTCACTCATGCTCGTTCCTGAACGTGCGCAGCGCGGAACCCGAGGATGGTCTGCGCTCGAAGGTGTCCGTGTCGTTCCGTAGCGCGCTCTATGAGACCGGCCTGTGGGATTACGCCCGTCGCGGCCTGTCGGCGGCGTTGTCGATAACCGATATCGACCGCTCACAGTACGCGCAGGCGAACACCATCGTGCCTTCCGAACTCATGCTCTACATGCCCGGCTACACGATTCGTATACGCCGCACGCAATCAGGCCGCTATCATGCGGACGCTCCCCGGAACACGTACATGGATCATGTGCCCGTTTACCTGATCCCCTACCATCAGGACCTGAACCGCCCCTTTGGCCGCTCGCGCATCAGCCGCGAGGTCATGAGCATCACCGACACGGCGGTGCGCACCATGCTGCGCATGGAGGTAAGCGCCGAATTCTATTCGAGCCCGCAACGCTACCTCATCGGCGCGGACTCGCCGCCCGAGGACAAGAACGGCAAGAAGCTGACCGGCTGGGAAGCCACCATCTCGAAGATGCTCAACATCAGCCTCAACGAGGACGGCCAAGCGCCCGCCATCGGCCAGTTCACGCAGATGACCATGCAGCCGCACACCGACATGCTTCGCGCCCTCGCGGCACGCATGAGCGGCGCGACCGGCGTGCCGCTCAGCCAGTTCGGCGTGATGACGGATTCCGGCCCCTCCTCGTCCGAAGCGATCATGGCGGCCGAAAGCGAGCTCGTCATCGAGGCGAAGAACGCCTGCCGCGCCATCGGCGTGCAGCTACGCAAGGCCGCGAGGGACATCGCCATCCTCAACGGCACCAGCGAGGACAGCGACGAGCTCAATCGTCTTCAGGTCAACTGGCGTGACCCCGAACGCCCATCGCAGGCCGCGCTCTCCGATGCCATCGTGAAGCAGGTGACGGCCATCCCATGGCTCGCCAACTCCGACGTGATTCTGGAAAAGCTCGGCTACACGGATTCCGACATCACACGCCTATTGGTCGACAAGCGCAAGGCCGAGACCCGCAGCGTGCTTGACTCCCTCGTGAACGGAGGCAACAAGGATGACGGACAACCGGCAACTGGACCAGCTGCAAGCCAGCCAAGCCAGAGCGGTGGAACTGGCTCGCCACGATCTGGCGAAACTGTGGGAGACGCTGCAACAGCTCAGCCCCGAATGGCAGCGTGACATGCTACTCGACTACGTGCCGCAACTGGTCGCCAAATACGGCGACCTCGCGGCACAGGCCGCCTACGAATGGTATATGCGCGTCCGTGGCGAATCGGTGCCAGAACCATGGGAGTCCGACCTATCCGACTCGTTCCCCGGCGACGGCATCGACAAGACCATACGCTGGCAGGCCGGCCACCTGTGGACCGACCCGCAGACCATGCAGGCGTATCTTGTCGGCGCGATGCAACGCTGGGTCATGTATTCGGGGCGCGAAACCATCGCACGCCTGTGCGAGCACGACCCGTCCGAACCCCGGTACGCGCGCGTGCCGAGAGGCGCGAAGACGTGCGCGTTCTGCACGATGCTCTGCTCGCGCGGCTGGGTGTACCGCAGCGAGAAGACCGCGAAATACGTCAAAGGCTCGTTCAGACTGTTCCACGACGACTGCGACTGCCAGATCGTGCCCGAATGGGACAGGGACAAAGCTCACATCGAGGGTTATGACCCTGACCGCATGTACTCGGAATACATGCACGCCCGCAGCCTCATCGAGAACGGCGGCCTGGACGACGACACCTATCGGATGATAAAGGCCACCACGAAAGGCGACCCCGAGAATCCGAACGACCCGAACACGATCACCTATGTGATGCGCCGACTCTACCCCGACCGTTACAAGGACGGCTACGGGGTTCCCCGACCGTCGCACTCGAACTGAGATTTTCCCCAACCACCCGCACGGGTGGTTTTTTATGCCCGAAACGGGCCCCAACCATAGGAGGAACCATGACCGAAGAGGCCAACGGTAACCAGCAGGCGGCATCGACCGATAACGGAGCGAAGCCGCCCGAAATCGACTACGAGGCCAAATACAAGGAGGCCATCGCCCATTCCCGCGAATGGGAGAAACGCGCCAAGGACAACAAAGCCGCCGCCGACGAGCTGCAACAGCTCAAGGAGGCCCAACTGTCCGAAGCCGAAAAGACCGCCAAACGCATCAAGGAACTCGAAGCCGCCAACGCCGCCTACGAGGCGGAGAAACAGCAGAACGAATGGAAGACGCAGGTTTCCAAGGAAACCGGCGTGCCCATCGGACTGTTGCACGGCTCCACGCTCGAAGAGATGCAGGCCAACGGCAAGGCGCTCGCCGACTACATCACCGAGAAGACCAAGCCGAACGTGCACGCCTCCTCCGAATCCAACCAGCCGCCAGCACCTTCCGGCGCTTCCGGCGATTGGCTGCGTGACCAGTACCTCCAAACCAAATAAAAACTCATCCCGATTAGAAAGGAACCATGATGGCTTCCAATGTGAACTCCATCATCACCAGCGACGATCTCGGCGGCGGACTCATCCCCACCGAATACGCCAACCAGATCATCCAGGACGCCCCGAAGTCCTCGGTGTCTCTGACCCGCATGCGCCAGGTCCGCATGAGCACCCGCACCCGCATCCAGCCGGTCCTCGACTCCAAGCCGATCGCCTACTGGGTCGGCGGCGACATGGGCCTCAAGCAGACCACCAAGCAGGCGTGGAGCGGGCTGAGCATCACCGCCGAGGAGATGGCCGCCATCGTGCCGATCCCCGAGGCTGTGATCGCGGACTCCGGCATCCCCCTGTGGAACGAGGTGCAGCCGCGACTGGCGGCCGCGCTCGGCTACAAGCTGGATCAGGCCACCCTGTTCGGCGTGGACAAACCGTCCAGCTTCCCCGACGGCATCATCCCGCAGGCCATCGCGGCGCATAACATGCTCACCCAGGGCAAGGACCTCGCCAAGGACGTGGCCACCATGGGCCAGAAGCTCGCCGAACAGGGGTTCGCCATGAACGGCTTCGCCAGCAAGCCGGGCCTCAACTGGGAGCTTATCGGCCTGCGTAACGCCAACGGCAGCCCGATCTACGTGCCCTCGCTCGCCTCCGGTGCGCCGTCCACCCTGTACGGTTTCGGCCTCAACGAGGTCGACAACGGCGCATGGGATACCACCAAGGCCGTGCTGCTCGGTGCCGACTGGTCGAACTTCGTGGTAGGCATCCGTCAGGACATCACCTACAAGCTGCTTGACCAGGCGGTTATCACGGACGACGACGGCAAGGTGATTCTGAATCTCGCCCAGCAGGATTGTGTGGCCATGCGAGTCGTGTTCCGCGTGGGCTTCCAGATCGCCAACCCGATCAACGACGTGCAGTCGAACAAGACCAAGCGCTTCCCGGCCTACGTCATCGAGCCGGCCTCCGCCGTAGCGGCGTAGGCCACCGGAAAGTGATGGCCATGGGACTGAAGCTGCCGGCCGCAGCACGCGGCTACGGCATCATCGCATCCCGACATTAAGGAGGCCGCCATGTTCGACGACACGGGAGAAAACCCATTTGCCACGCATTTGGAATTGGCCAAACGCTGGAAACAGATGCCGGATGACCCCGATTATGTGGATCAGCGGCTGGCCGATGCTTCGCAGTTCCTCCGCGAACAATGCCCGGGTTGGCGGAACATATCGCGGGCGACGCTTGAACGCATCGCCTGCGAGCTCGCCAAGGATGCGATCTCGTCCGACATACAGACCGAGGGCGCGGGGTTCGACACCACCGGTGCCAGCAATCTCAGCCTCACGGCGGGGAATTTCACCCAATCCATGACATTCGCGAACCCTCGCGGCGAATTCTACTTGTCCAAGGGGCAGAAGAAGGCGCTCAGGCTCACCGGTCAACGCTTCTACAGCATCGACCTGTCAAACGGGGAGGCGTCATGAGGGGCGAAACCGTGAAAGTGGTGCGATACACGCCCACGGGCGAGACCGACCCGGGCGGCTCGCCAGTCACGAAGGTCGATATCGAGTCGGTGGACAACGTGCTCGTCTCACCGGGTGCCATGTCGAATGCAACCGATTCGCTACGCCCTGACGGAGTGACCGTGGCGTTTACGTGCCTGTTCCCCCGCTCCTATGAGTTCCGCAGCCTGCGTGGGGCGAGTGTGCGCATCAATTCACATGACTACGAGGTGATCGGAGACCCGAGGCCATTGGGCGGCGGAATGAAGCCGACTGCATGGAATCTCACGGTCGAAGTCACCGACGCGGAGGGATAGTGCATGAAACGGGTGAAACTGCATTATTCGGCATTCCAGGCGTACAGGCGCAACGAGGGCGCTCGCGCCGCCTTGTCGGAGGCACAGAAGATCGCGGCCCGCGCCAACTCCATGGCCGCGCCGACTCACGCGGGGCAGCCGTCGTACACGGCGGAGGGCCCGCGGGCGAACGAGAAGGGCGCGACGGTGCTCGTGCATACGGATAATCTCGCCGCGCGCATCGATAACGCCGTGCGCGACACGCTCGCCAAGGCGTTGGGAGGCGGCTGATGAACGCGGAGAAGCTGGTCATGGACTGGCTCAACGCGGCACCCGAACTCAAGGATTATCCCGCGAGCTTCGAGGTGCCTGCCAAATCGAGCGCCACGAACCGTATCCCGTTCGTCACTGTGGAACGCACGGGAGGTCCGGAAGGCCGGTTCGTGTCGAGACCATTGATCGCTGTGCAGGTGTGGGCCGCTTCACGCTGGGAGGCTTCGGACGTGGCACAGCGTCTCGTGCTGCCACGGTTGAAACGCATCGTTGAACTGCCCGAGGTGGCCGATTGGGACATCACCGGCCTGACCGACTTCCCCATGCCGGACGGACGGCCACGCTACCAGATACTCATCCAGCTCACCGTCAAGACCGACGAATGAGCATCATTTCCAGAAAGGGCCTAATCATGGCTAATGAAACAACAACGAAGAACGATTCCGCAAACGTGTCGTTCGGCAAGTTCAAGGTCGGCGGCTACGCGTACGCGGCACCCGTCGGCACCGTATTGCCCACCGATTCGGAAAGCAAGCTCGACCCCGCTTTCCAGCTCATCGGCTACCTTAGCGAGGACGGCATCACGAACACGACCGACACCGACACCGCCGAAGTCAAGGACGCGAACGGTACGACCGTGATGAAAGTCGTCTCCAGCTACTCCGAAAGCTACCAGTTCGTGCTCATCGAGTTCCTGCGCAAGGCAGCGGCGCAGATGCGCTACGGCAACAACGCGGTGGACGGCGAGGACAAGCGCATGGTCATCAATCATCAGATGCCCGACGATACACCGGTCTCGCTCGTGTTCGAGATCGTTGCAACCGGCAACGTGAAGGACCGTACCGTCATCGGTTCCGCAACCCGTTCCGAATTCGGCGACCGCCAGATGCATTCGAGCGACGTGCTCGGCTATGACATCACTGTGGCCGCGAACGACATGGGCGATGGTATCACCTCCATCGAATATATCGGCATCCCAAAAGCCCAGAGTCTCTGACCGTGACCGCAACGGCTCGACTAGCCAACGCTTCCCCTCGCGGATTCCTTTCTTCTCTCCTTGCCGCGAGGGGAACCCTTTTTTAACCGTCAAGGAGAGAACCGCTTTTTTATCAAGGAGAATCAGAATGTCACGCAACCGAAGCCACCGTAATACAAACGCCAACCAGATTGCCAGCCATCCACAGGACCACAAGCAGTCCAAGAATACGGTTCGACGTGTCAACGTCCGTGGAATCGATATCGGTATCGACCCGAAGGTTTTGGACGATTGGGAGTTCATGGAATCTCTCTATGACCTTCAGGCCGATCCGACAAATAACGCATTGCAGATCATCCCGTTCCTACGCCGACTTCTCGGCGACTCATACGGCAAGGTCAAGAACGGATTACGAGGCGCTGACGGGCGCATCGACGGCGAAACCATGGGCACCTTCCTGACCGAGCTGTTCGAGGAGATGGGTAAGGCTTTCCCAAACTCATGACGCTCGTGCTCCTTCTCCACCGCTGCCCCGACCAGTTGGCGGCGGACATGAGAAGAGAGTACGGGCTTGCCGTCCGAGACCTTCCGCCCATGCAGGCCGCGCTGCTGGCCGTGAATCTGCCGGATGGATCGCGTGTCTGGCAAGAACTGAACACGGCGCGCGCGTGGACGTTCGACCAGTATCTCGCCGTGCTGCGCATCGAACAGATGAACCTGTGGATGTGGGGCAACGAGGACCCGAAGAAACGAGGTCCTCGGCCCAATCCGTTGCCGCGTCCAGGCAATCCACTGCCAAAATCATCCCACGAATCCGGCCAGCAGCCCGAAAACCCCGATGGGAATACCGTACGCCGCACGCGCACCATCAAGGCCGTGGGCATGACCGTCGAACAACTCGACCGATTCATGAACCAACGGTTCACGACCGTGAACAGCGTGAGGAACCGACCGCAGACCGGACAACCATAACCAAACAGAGGAAGGCGAAACAATGGCCTATAATCTCGCGACCGCCTACGTGCCCATCGTCCCCTCGATGAAAGGCGTCGGCAAGGCCATCGAAAAGGCGTTCGGCGACGCATCCCAGAACGCGGGAAGCAAGGGCGGCGGTCAGGCCGGCAAGGGCTTCGCGTCCGGCCTGCTCGCCAAGGGAGGCATCATCGGCGCGGCTGCGGCGGTCACGACCAAGGCTATGGACGTCATCTCGAACAGCATCGGCAGCGCGGTCGGCCGCGCCGATCAGATGAACAATTTCCCGAAGGTCATGAAAAACCTCGGCTACAGTTCGCAGGACGCGGCCGCATCCATCAAGAAGATTTCGAACGCCTTGGACGGCCTGCCGACCACAAGTTCGGCAATGACCGGCATGGTGCAGCAGCTCGCCCCACTGACCTCGAACCTCGACGAGGCCACCGACATCGCTTTGGCGTTCAATAACGCCATGCTCGCCGGCGGCGCTTCGACCATGGAGCAGGAGAACGCGCTCACCCAGTACACGCAGATGCTCTCCGCCGGCAAGGTGGACATGCAGGCGTGGCGCAGCATCCAGGCGGCCATGCCGGGCCAGCTCAATCAGGTCGCCGAGGCCATGCTGGGCGCAGGGAAGAACTCAAACGACCTGTATGAGGCCATGAAAAACGGGTCAATCAGTTTCGATGATTTCAACAAGAAGGTCATGGAACTGAACCAGAACGGTTTCGGCAAATACGCTTCGTTCGCCCAGCAGGCGAAGGACGCGACGCAGGGCATCGGCACGGCCATGGAGAACGTGAAGAACCGTGTCGCCAAGGCCGTGCAGAAGGTCATCGAGGCCGTAGGAGTGGAGAACATCGCCGGGGCGATCAACGGTTTCAGCAGCCAGTTCGGCAAAATCGGTGACGCGGCGGCGGGCATGGTCACCGGCGTGAAAGGCTGGTTCGGCAAGGCGGCGCAGGCCGCGCAGCCGCTTGTGTCGATCTGGCAGTCCGATTTCGGCCAGCTCGGAACGTATCTGAAAGGTCTGTCGGCGAACGCGCAGGCGTTCGGCGGGAGTCTGCTCGATGTCGTCACGAATGGCGGGGGCTTGCAGAACTTCCTCACGGGATTGAACAACATCATCTCCCCTCTCGTCAACTGGTGGATCGCGCTTACCCGCAACGTGAGCATCTTCATCGGCACGCTTTCCGACAGCGGCGGCGTGCAGGCGTTCCTCGCATCCCTGAGCGAACTGTGGAAGGGACTCACGCAGCTCGGGCAGGGATTGGCAGACGCAGTAACCGGTTTCCTTGCTGTCGGCCAGAACGGCGGAGCCGCAGCCTCCATCGGCCAGCTCGTGGGCGACACGTTCAACGCCGCCGCGCCGTTGGTCAAATCCCTCGCCTCCGCCCTGCAGTCGGTCGGGGATTGGGTCGGCGCGCACGGTGACGTCGTGCGTTCCGCCATCGTCGGCATCGGCGCGGGTTTCGCCGCGTTCAAGGTCGCGGGCATCATCACGTCGGCCGCGAACGCATTGAAGGTGTTCGCTGGCGCGATCAAGGCCGCACAGGCCGCACAGGGAGCCGCCGCTGCGGTCAAGGCGTTCACATCGACCATGATCGAGGGCAGTGTCGCCACCAAGGCGGCCACCGGGGTCCAAGCCGCGTTCAACGCGGTCATGAACGCGAACCCGATCATGCTCGTCATCACCGCCATCGGTGCTCTCGTGGCCGGGCTAATCTGGTTCTTCACCCAGACGGAGACGGGCCGTGCGGCGTGGGCATCGTTCACGGCGTTCCTCTCCTCCGCATGGCAGTCGGCGGTGGCGTTCGTCACCGGTCTCGGCCAGAACATCGCCAACTTCTTCACCCAGACGATTCCGAACGCGATCCAATCAGTCATTCAATGGTTCCAGCAACTGCCTTCCGCAATCGGAACGGCGTTGTCGAACCTCATCACGTCGATTGGCACATGGGCGGTGAGCTTCGGCCAGTCAGCGTTGCAGGCGGGCCAGCAGTTCGTCTCGAACATAGCGAACTTCCTCACGAATCTTCCGGCGACGATAGCCTACTGGCTCGCCTACGGCATCACGTTCGTGGTGCTGTGGGCCGCACAGCTCGGCTCTCAGGCGATTTCTGCGGGTCAGCAATTCCTCACGAACCTCGGCACGTTCTTTATGCAACTGCCGGGCAATATCTGGAACTGGCTGACCTCCACTGTTGCGTCGGTGGCGAGCTGGGCCGCGCAGATGGGTGCCAACGCGCTTTCCGCTGGCTCCCAGTTCCTCAGCAACGTGGGCACGTTCATCTCCCAGCTTCCGTCGAACGTCGGCTCGTGGCTGAGCGGGGCCATAAGCGCCGCTGCCAGCTTCGTCGGACAAATGGCATCGAACGCGGTCAACGCCGGTTCACGGTTCCTTTCGTCCATCGGCTCCTACATCTCGCAGGTGCCCGGACGCATCAGTGCCGGGCTTTCCGGTGCGATAAGCGCGGTCGGCTCGTTCGCGGGCAGCATGGCATCAGGCGCATTGCGGGCGGGCCGGCAGTTCCTCAGCAATCTGGTCAACACGCTTGCATCCATACCGGGCCGTATGGCATCCATAGGCTCCCAGATCGTCAGCGGCCTCGTCAACGGCATAACCGGCAGTATAGGCCGAGTCGCGTCCGCGATTCTCGGCGGCGTGAACGATGCCATCGCCAAAGTGAAGAACAAGCTCGGCATCCACTCGCCGTCACGCTTGTTCCGCGACCAGATAGGCCGGAACATCGGTCTCGGCCTCGCCCAGGGCATCAGCAACAGCCAAGCCGCAGTCATGTCCAGCATGAACGGCATGGCCTCGGACATCGCGGGCACACGGTTCACGACCCCGGGCGTAGCTGCCGGATACGGCGTGAAGTCAGTTGGAACCGCCGTCTCCACAAGCGGCGAACCATCGTCCGGCGAACTGCTCGGCGAACTCCTGTCGGAGCTGCGCGCGCTGCACGCGGATATGCCGCTGATTATGGAGAAGCTTGGCATCAAGGTGGATGGTCGTGAATTCGGAAGGGTGGTCAGGGACTATGCGCTCGCTTAGTTATGTGTGCGCCTCGACCGGTGAGACGATCCCACTGGAAGGGCCCGATACCTGGGCCCAGACGGCGGAGGGACTGCGCGGCCGCGAATGGTCGTACACCCTCGGATACCGGAGTCTGACCGGAGTAAGTCGTACGGCGCGCGAGGCCGAGCTTGACCTAACCTATGTCCGCTGCCCCGAGAAGGTGGATTGGACGCGTCGCCTGTTCGACGCGGACGTTGCCGCAGGAACGCCGGGCATGTTTGATGCTGACGGCTGGACGACTCGCGCCTACGTGGTCAAGGCGGAGCCGCAGACCATCACGCCGGTGATAATCCAGCAGAAGCTCACCGTGGTCATGCTTGACGGCATCTGGCGTAAGGCCGGGGAATCGCAGCACTTCTGGAGCGACGCGCTCACGCCCGGACTGGACCTCGACTATCCGCATGATTATCCGCATGATTATCTGGCGACCACGAGGAATGCGGTGGCCTCGAATCCCATGCCCACTGCCATGCCGTTCCAGATGGTGATATTCGGACCGGTGTCGAACCCGCAACTCACGTTGGGCGGCAACACGTACGCGCTCGACATGGACATACCCTCGGGCGCCTACGTGACCGTCACCTCGATTGCAGGCCGTCGCACCATCGTCATGACCGCCGAGAACGGCGACGAGACCAACGTGTTCGACAAGGGCCGGCGCGGAACCGGTCTCAACGGGGGCGAATACATCTTCCAGCCGATACCGGCTGGCGATTCCATCGTGCAGTGGAGCGGCTTCGGCGTCGATTTGACCGTCTATCAGGAGGAAAGCGAGCCACCATGGCGGAACTGATCGTCACCGATGCGAGCCACGTGGACCAAGCCAGCCTTGAGGACTTCACGCTCGACGCCGCGTGGGGCGCGGACGAGAACGATTTCGAACTGACCGTGGACCGGCTCATCGATGCCGGTAGCTACGTGTATTTCGACGGCGGCGAATGCGGGGGCGTCGTGGACTCCCTGAAGGACTCGCTGAAGGACGGCCGCAGCACCCTCACCTACGGCGGTCGCACGTGGCACGGCATGTTGGCGAACAAGATTTTGGAGCCTGACAAGGGCAAGGATTATCTCACCGTGAGCGGCACGGCCAGCACGGTCATCGGCTCGCTCATCAGTCGCGTCGGCCTTGACGGCGTGTTCGACGCGGTGGACTCGCCCACTGCCGGAGCGCAGACCATCAAAAGCTACCGGTTCGACCGCTACACGGACTGCTATACGGGTTTGAGGAAGATGTGCGAGGCCAACGGACTGAAACTCAGGCTCGCCTATACGTCCGGCCAGGTCAACATCTGGGCCGAACCGGTCGCGCATTACGGCGACTCGATTGATTCCGATTTGATCGATTTCGACGCGACGAGCACGTGGAGGAAGCCGAACCATCTCATCGGCCTGGGCAAGGGCGATTTGGCGGCCCGCGTGGTCGTCCACTGGTATGCGGACGCGAAAGGCAACGTCAGCCAGACCCAGTCGCTCAGGGGCGTGGACGAGATAACGCAGGTCTACGACTATTCGAATGCCGAAACCGCCGAACTGAACCAGAAGACCTGTGAGAAACTTCAGGACTTGCAGTCCGAGGGTGAGGTGAAGGTCACCGTGCGTGAGGATTCGGGCATCGTGTTCGACGTTGGCGACACCGTGACCGCAAGGGATAATCTCACCGGCATCACCGTCAACGCGACTATCAGCAAGAAAATCGTCAAGGTCTCGGGCGGCGTGATGTCCGTTGACTACGAGGCCGAGTAACAAGGGAGGACACGCTATGGCGCGTATCGATAATGCGACGGTCATGCAATGCGACCGTTGCGGCAGAAACAAATGGTACAAGGACTTGGACGATCCGGATATCAAGACGTGGTACAACGTCAACCGGTTGGACTCCAGCGGCACGGGCCACGACTACCTGTTCTGCGAGCAGGACTACGCGGACTATGTGAACAAGCTCAAGGACTTTGACAACAGTTTCGATAGTTGGATGCAGAACGGAGGCAAGCAGAATGGTTGAACTCGTAACCGGACATGCGGGCAAGGCACATGCCACGGCGGAGCAGGCCGCTGGTTTGAACGCCGGCATCCTCGGCTTGGACGATTATGTCCTGAACGTGCACGACAAGTTCGAAATCACGGTAGCCAGCGCGAACAAGGTGACCATCGGCACGGGCGAGCTGGTCATGCAGGGCCGTCACGTCAGCCAAGGCACGCCCGAGGACCTGATCGTCACCAACGGCTCGCAGGGGCAGAAACGCAACGACCTGATCGTATGCCGGTACACCAAGGGCTCGCAGTCGGTTGAGAGCGCGAAACTGGTGGTGGTCAGGGGCACGCCCACCACGGGCACGCCCACGGACCCGGCGTTGAACACGACCAGCCCGTTGGACGGGGGCACCACCTACGACATGCCCTTGTACCGCATCCCGTTGGACGGCATCACCATCGGCACACCAGTGCCATTGTTCAACGTTTTGAGGCCGATGAGCGACGTGTGGGATTCCCTAACCCAAATGCCGTATATTCTGTGCGGAGGCCATACCGTCACCACGAATGATGACGGCACATTCTACATCAACGTCCAATCTCCGAACGGGAAGAAAGCCGATTACGCGGCCTACACGATCGGCCCGTTCGGCACTGGTTTCGACCAGGTCGGTGAGTTCACCGCACAACGTTGGGATACCAGCGACACAAACCGGATTCGCTTCCGCTTGTGGAACACCAAAGACAACCGCTGGTGCGGCAGAGTCGCGATATTCGGCAGCTGGGTCGCAATCTGGAACAGGCAATAGCATTCCCTAACCCCGTTGCATCTCTACACGGGGAGCAGCGTGCTCTATGATGCTGGCTCAGGCGGTTATGCGACCCTGTGGACGTTCAGCCAGTTCCGGCAACAGTTCGGCCGCGATTGGGGCGATGACGTTTGCATTTCCGTCATGAACGGGGACTGGGACGCGAACGACCGTCAAGTCACCTCGGTGCGTGTCACGAGAAGCGGAAACCGTATCGATGTCATGTTCGACGGCAAGAACACGGCACCTATCCGCGTCAACTGGGCCGTCATGTGGCGCGGGTAGAAAAATCCCTTAACCCGCCTGACCCGCGGCCATGTAGCAGAAGGAAACTACGCCGCCACGGTTGCTCTGAGCACCGCCCTGATTCTCGTAGTTGACTCTCCCGTCCGTGTAGAGGGCGACGTTCGTCTGATTCTGGCCGTCTCGTCCCGACATGGCGGTGATGACGTCTGTCTTCGGTCGCCATTCGTCGGGCAGCGTGGTCAGCGTCTCCTTGCCCCATGATGCAGTGACCTTCGACCTGAGGCTGACGGTGAGCATACGCATCACGCCCCAGCGTACGCCGGTGATTTTCTTGTCACCTCCCGGCCCGCCGTTCAGGAGTGTTGTCGGCCCTGACTGGGTTAGGGAATGCTACGCGGTAATCCAACAGCCAGATATACCGACGAATCGGCTGGTATATCCGGTACCGTTCAACACCATTTTCCCGTCTGCGGTGCCGTAAAGGTAGAAACTGATTGCACCGCTGTTGTCGGTGCCGCGCATGACCGCGCGGGAATCGCCGGACGGTCTGAAACCCTCCGGGATTGTCTCGGTGACGGACACGTTGCCGACCTGATTGAAATTGCTTGTCAGCGTGATATACGCGCAGGCGGTGACGATACGGCCGACGCGAACCAGAGTGATATACCTATCGGAATACGGCATCTTGACCCGGCCCGTGACAGGGGTTAGGGAAAACCATCATCTGGTGAAGACATCCACGAAACCACTGGAAATCGATATCTCGTTTCCGTTGAGAACGGCTATTGAACCGTTTGTCGCGATGTTCACGCTCACCGAGCGATTAGGGTAGCTTGGATGCACGAACGGTATCGGCACGAGTGTGCCAGACCCGAGCACGGCCATGCCTGAGATGCGTGTAATGGAGTCGCGATTGGCAATCGTCCCGACCTTACCGTTCTGCGGGTTGCCGAACGTGAACCGAGTCGGGGATAGGGAAAGCTACGCGGGCATCGGGTCGGCGGTGCGCCATACGCCGGTGCATCCCGCGTATGCGCTGTTCGGGTTGCCGAGCATGGTCACACGGCCCGTATGCTCGCCGTAGAGAATGAACGTGGTGTTTCCGCCGAACACGGCTATCGGAGTGTTCGACTTTTCCGCAGGACGATATCCCACGGGTATGATCTCCTGCGCCTGCACGTAATTATTCTCGCCGCTCTTGGCGAATTTCACGTTGCCGCCCATAAAACAAATATCACCCACGCGTGTCAGCAAAATGCTGTCATTGCTGTAGGGCACCCTCCACTTCGTGGAACGCTGGGTTAGGGAATCCCGCTCAGGCGACCAAGGCTCGCTCCCAGAGGCGTTGCGCGTCTCGCAAAGCCGTGATATCCGGCTTTAAATAGTACTTTGCGGTGGTTTTGATGTCGCTGTGTCCGAGCATTTTGCTCACGATGGCGATATCCGCTCCGGCCGCCAGCGTGTTCGTGGCCCATGAGTGGCGTAGGTTCCGTGCCGGCACGTGCGGGAGATTATGCCGTTTGCACCAGCTTGTGTACTGGCGTGCCACCTGTGGTGGGGTGAGGGTGCCGATGAGTCGGCCTCCCTCGCGTGGCTTGAGTTCGCGCAGGCGTTTGACGGCGAAGCGTGGCAACGGGAGTGTGCGGCGGGACAGTTCGGTTTTCGGCGGCACGACGGCCTCATGCCCGCCCACCCATTGCAGGCCACGCTCCACGTGCAGGACACCTGAGCGCAGGTCGATGTCGCCCCACTCCAGCCCATACCCTTCCTCGGTGCGGAGCCCGCATGAGACGGCGCAGATCAGCCACGCCTCAAGCGGATGCCCGTAAAAGCCCTGCAACAGTGCACGCTGCTGACGGAGGGTCAATATGGTCGGCTCGTAATGAGTTTTGGCCGGCAGTTGGATGTCGCGTCTGGTGATGTCCACGTCCAAGAGATTCCAGCGGATAGCCCGCCTCAGTATCGCGCGTAGTACGCTCCACGCCTTGCGTGCCGCGCCCGCGCTGTCGAAACCTGCGAGCCATTTGTCGACCAGTTCCACGCTGATCGCGCCCATATCCATGCCGCCGAAGCATGGCATGACATGCAGCCGCCACGCCGACTCGTAACCAACGCGCGTGGACTCTCGCAGATTCGCCATGCAGTACGGCCAAAACCGGTCGTTCCAAAACTCTCGTAACAGCATTTTCAACCTCCAAAAACCCACACGCCCGTTGGCCTATCCAACGGTGACGAACGTGTGGGTTTTTCCC